TTAGTCGTCGAATACGCTCATAGCTTTTTGTTTCCGTTCAATATACAAATGTCCATAAGTATCAGCAGTTTCTTTGATATTTTCGTGACGCATTAATTCTTTAACGAGATAAATATCTACACCTTTATTTATAAGATATGCTGCATAACTGTGACGTAATGAATGGATACGTAATTCTGGGAACACTTCCTTATACTTTTTATGATAGTGGTTATAGTGATATGGAGTAATACCACCAAACACAAAATGATTTTCAGCGAATCCGTATGTTTTTTCTGCGGATTCTTTTTTTATCTCACCTAACATTCCTACTAATAATTTTGGAATTGGAACAATCGCTTCACTTGCAGCTGTTTTTACTGATGTTAAAACTCTCTCATTTAAACTCCAAGATTTATTAACGTTAATTTGATGTTCAGCTAAATCAATATTACTCCACTTTAAAGCAAGTGCTTCTCCTACACGTAATCCCGTATAAAACATGAGGATTGTTAACTCTTTATAGTAATGCATATTAAATTTTTGTACGCGTTTATCAAAATCTTCTCTTTTAATAAAATCAATTCGTTTTTTACCTCTAGGCATAGTTGGTACTTGCAATGTCGGATCATACCGAAGGTTATAGAATCTTTTAGCATGATTCATTAATACTTTGAAATTGCTATAGACGGTTCTTGCACTTTCAGGAGAATTTAATGAACTACTTAAATACTTTTGGAAATCTAGAACTTGTTGGGTATTAATATCTTTAACTTTAATGTGACCAAAACGTGGTTTGATATGTAGATTATACTCATTAGTACGACGACGAATAGTCTTAGGCTTATAAGTTTTGAAATTGATATTATGTTCAAATACTTCATCAAAGGTCACTTCATCTGTGAATGCATCTTTAATACTTGCAACAAATTCAGCTTCAGCCAGAATAGCATCTCCGCGTTTTTTAAAACCTCTTTTTAATTTTTGTTTATTTCTACCGTACATATCTTTATATCTAACTTTAAAATACCAGGTTTTTCTTTCTTTATCTTTATAAACAGGCATTAAGGTTACTCCTTTTATATATAGTTAAGAGCAGCAAACATATATAGATTAGCTGCTCCTTTTGTTTAATTCTCTTGCGCAAAAGAATTATAAATCTTGAGTAAATCTGATTGCTTTGCCGATTATCTTAGCTGGGTTATTTTCATCTATAATCATTGGATTGTGCGTTGGGTTATCTGGCATAAGCATAATTATATCTCCTTGCTTTTTAATCCTTTTTAAAGTGGCTTCTGTATCTCCGTTTACAAGAACAGCAGCTATTTCACCAGATTCTACATCTGGTTGCTCACGGACCATTACATAGGCACCGTCAGGTATTGTCGGTTCCATTGAATTACCTTTAGCTTTAAGATAAACTAAATTCCCACCTGGAAGATGATCTGTTGCTTCACATCTGTATTCTTCGTAATTATGTTCTGCTAGTATAGGAACACCACAAGCTATTGCACCTAACACAGGGATTCTAACACTTGTTGGACATTCTGATTCGTAACTTTGCTCCTCTTCCGTTAAGTCAGATCGAGTGACTTTGAAGTAATCTGCCAACATCTGAATTTTATCTGGTCTAGGATAAGTTTTTGCTTGCATCCAATTAGAAAAAGTAGTTTCTGGTATATTCAGTTCGTTAGCCAGATCGGTTTGAGAAATTCCATTACGACTTAAATATTTTTTTAAGTTATTTGAAAAAATTATTTTTAAAGTATTAGCGTTCATATTCCTTTGCTCACCTCACTTTCTAATACTATAATACCGAAAATCGGTAGTGTTGTAAATGGTAAAACTACTTTTAAAAGGAATTTTTTTGTGTAATTACCGTTGACAATTCGGTAAAACGGTAGTAAATTAAATTCAGAACTTGTCGAAAGGAGTTGAAAAAGATGTTTCAAATTACCTTAGCTGCAGCGAGAGTTAATGCTGGATTCAAGCAAGAGCCAGCAGCCGAAAAGATTGGTGTTACTGCAAAAACCCTTAGCAATTATGAACGAGGCGTTACTGCTATTCCTGGTACTGTGTTAAAAAAAGCATCTTTAGTATACGGCATACCGTCAGATATGATTCGTTTACCACAAGTGGATGATGGTGTTTATGATGATGAATTTTTTTTGAAACAAAGTACCGTTTAAAGGTACTGGAAATAGAGGTGTTAAACGGTGGACAAAAAACTTTTCTATAATTCAAAGGAAGTTAAATCAATGCTGGGGCTTGGTTGTATAAGAACCGCTCAAATAAGAATTAAAGCCATGAATGATGAATTAAAAGAAAAAGGATACTGGGTTGAACGTGGGAAAGTACCAGTTTCCTTTTTCCATGAAAAGTACCCATATGTTGAACGAGAAGGGGGGAAATCCGCATGAACGGAGTATTATCCGCAACAAGGATGATGAAAGCATTTGAAGTAAGAAAAAAATGTGCTGAAGCAAAAAAACATCCTGGAATTTTAGAAGCCATGGAGTTTGAAGCTAAAAAGCGTCTATACGAAATGAACTGTAAGGTTTCAAATCGAAGGGAGGTGAGTTAATTGGTTAAGGAAATATCGTTGCAAAATGACATGTTAGCAATTGTGGATGATGAAGATTATGAAAGAGTTAGTCAGTATAACTGGAGTTATTTCATTCATAGTGGAACTCAAATAAGAATACAAAGATATTTTGATAATAAGAAGAAACTATCTGAAACTCTACAAAGTTTTATATTAAATCAAAACTCTAAGGAAATGATTATAACTTTTTTAGATGGAAATCAATTGAATTTCCAAAAGGATAATTTAAAAATCACGGACGCAAAATATATTTCACAAAAAAGGAAAGGCAATAGAAATTCCACTTCTAAATATAAAGGCGTTTCATGGGATAAAATTCGTAAAAAGTGGATGTCTTCGATTAAGAATAATGAGCAAACGATGTATTTAGGACGCTACGATAGCGAAAATGATGCAGCGTTAGCTTATAACAAAGCAGCAATAGAAATATTTGGTGAACATGCGTATCAAAATAAAATAGGCGAAGATAATTCAGCAGAAGAAATAAACGTTGGAAAATGTTTAAAACCACGTAGGAAGAGTAGCGTAAGTTCTAACTATAGAGGAGTCCGTAAGATAAATAATAGTTGGATTAGCCAAATTTCTAAAAATAGAAAGCTTTATCATCTTGGTTCTTTTAAAAATGAATTGGAAGCCGCAAGAACATACGACAAAAAAGCGATTGAATTATACGGCGACAAAGCCATATTAAATTTTCCTGAAGAGGTGAGTTAAATGAAGGAAGTAACAGTAATTTTTAAATCTGGTGCAACAGCAAGTTTTACAGTTGAGGAATTTGCAACATTTAAAAATGGATTTGGAGCTTTAACAAAAATCGAGTATACAGGTGCTAATGAGAAAGTACCCTTCCACATTGGATTAAGTAATATTGATGCAATATTTGTGGAAGACCATGATGAGAAGGAATCAATTAAGGAACCTGATCATCCAATTGAAGATTTTTATGGTAATGAAATTATGAAGGATGAAACTTACTTTGTGTTTGATTGCGATGTTGTACTTGAACAGAATTTAAAGCAATATTTGACAGAAGAATACGAAGTTGAATGCTATCAAGCTCAATAATTAAAGAAAGGATGGTAAAAGAAAATGACACCTGAAGAGTTGTTCGAAGAGAAACAACATTTAGTGATAGCGGCGATTAAACAAAGGTTTGGAAGTATGGCAAGAGCTACACAAATTGCAGAAATGAATAATATGGAGTTGGACGATTTAATTCAAGTAGGTCGTATGCATTTATGGCAGTGCTGTGTGAAATATGATGCAGAGAGAGTGAAAACATTCAATGCTTATGTCATGAAAGGTATGAAATGGGCAATGAGCGATGAAATTCACATGAAAGGAATGCCTTTTAAGATAAGTAGAAAAGTTAGTCATGAGGAAAGGAATCAAATTAATTTTCATTCGATTGATTTACATCGAGATGAGGAAACAGTAAACGAATTCTACGCAGTGTCTCCAATTGATGTGGAAGAAGAAGTAATATCATCCATTGAGTTTGAAGAAGTAACGAGTGTGCTGGAAGAAAAAGAAAAGTCAATCATTCTGCACATCGGTGAGGGGTATACCACAGCAGAAATTGCAATGAAATTTGAGATGGGACAATCCACAGTGAATGGAAAGAAAAACAAAGCATTTCTAAAAATTAATCCTGATTATAAACCGATGAAGCAAACATCATTTTTCAGGGGTAAAAGGACATTAAAAAACCACCTGCGCCAACAGGTGATCTAAGTAAAAATATTCACAGTTATTATAGCATGAATTGATTTCGTGTAAAGGAGAGACTATATCTTGAAGAACGGTAAAAAGCCAAACAAACGTGAAAAAATTCATATTCAATCACACGATTTAAATCCACAGGATTGGTTGATTTATAAGAAAGTAAATAAGGAATTACATTTGGTCCATCGGACTACAGGTGTAACTCGTATAATTCCAAATTTATAGATTAGGAGGTTACATATTAATGAGTATTAAAGAAGTTGCTAAGGCTGTACAAGCTATACGAGAAGCCCGAAATGAACATGGGATTATCAGTGTTCGTGGAAAAGAGGTTCATCTTAGTAATGAAGTATTGGAATCATTGTTGGATGAATCAAAGGTTAAACCATTAATACTAAAACGTGAATCAAAGGATTATCCTTATGAAGTTTCTTTTATTAGTGATCATGTAATCTATTTCTCTCTCTACACTCAAGAAAGAATGGAAGAGAAAATTGGAGGGATACCAAATGGTCGAAAATTCAATGGTAATCGGGAACCATCAGGACTCCTCATTCAATAACGTGATGGGTTATTGTCAAAGTTGCGGTAAAGAAATCTATTTTGGTGAAGAGTACCGAGATATTGATGGGGATTATATACACGATGAAACAGAATGCGTCAAACAATATGTAGAGTCTCATTCCATAAAGAAAGTAGCTGGTGAGTAAAGTGAAAGAGACGGTAAAAGTTCAATGGACACCTGCATTCCAAAGTTATCATTCGGCCGGTGATGAAGCTGAACCGTTTTGTGATGAATGTGAAACGTATTTCCAAGATGATTTTAATTACTGTCCAGGTTGTGGATCTAAATTAGATTGGGGTGACACGAAATGAAAGCTGCTATTGAAGAATTAGAAAAGTCATTAAGTGTGGAACAAGGAAATTTAAACGATTGTAAACGTAAATTAGAGCGGGTAATAGAAAGAAAGCCAATTCTTGAACAAAATATTCAGGACATTGAAAGTAAAATCAAGGATTTTGAAGCTTCAATCTTTGTTCTGAAGCAAATGGCGGAGGTGTAAAAATGGGTCAGCAATTCGATTTTAATCCTAAAAGTGCAACTGATGTTGTAAAACAAGGAAAAACATATTTGTTATACGCCAACCCTGGTATGGGAAAAACACACACATTACGTCATCTACCAGGCAAAACATTAGTACTGGATATTGACCGTACATCACAGGTGCTCAAAGGAGAAAAAAACATAGATATTATTTATGTTGATAATCAAAACACTTGGGAGTATTGGGAAGCATTATTGACCCATCTCAAGGATATCAAAGGGAAATACAACAATATTGCAATCGATAATGTATCAGAACTAGAACGCTGTTTGTTATCGCATTTAGGCTTTATCGGACGTAACCAAGGTGTACCATCACAAGGGGATTATCAAAAAATGCAGTTTCGTATAGTTAACTCATTTAGATGGATGAAAAATTTAGCGGACATAATTGTATTTAACGCTTGGGAAACAACAGATTTATATACTACATCTGAAGGACAACAATACAATCGTTCTTATCCTCAAATCAATACGAAAATTATAAATAATGTATTAGGTCTATGTGATGTTGTTGGTCGATTAATGATTAATACCGAAGGTGAAAGAGGATTTGTTTTAGAAGGTACAAACAGCATTTATGCCAAAAATCAGCTAGACGATAGAAAAGGTTGCAAACAGGAAGAAATCTTTCTTTTGCCATCCACAAACTAATAAATAGGGGGAAATAAATAATGTCATTCTTTAAATTTGATGAAACAAACGTAAGTACAGGTTTTGAACTAGTAGCAGAAGGTAAATATGAAGCAAGTATTATTAATGCAACAGCAAAAGATTTTCAAGGTCATCCGACTTTAGAATTAGATTTTGAAATTCGTTCAGATGTCCCGCAACCACATCAAGGAGCGAAGATCCTATATAACACATTTTACTTCCACAATGATAATCCGGAATACCAGGAAAACAATATTAAAAGAATTAATAGCTTAATTGCAGCTTGTGGATTCCCGAATGGAACTACATTTAACAGTGCTGATGATATGGCCAAGCAACTTTTTAATAAGTCATTATTAATAACTGTTAAACATCAAGAGGACAAAAAAGATAAAACTAAAAAATATGCTAAAGCGAAATATTTTGATGTGTCAAAAGTAGATTCTCCAATACAAGTCGGCAAACCAATTGCTGTAGGTGACGATGATTTACCATTCTAAATAACTAAATAGAGAGGTTGGTTTAGCCGACTTCTCTTTTTTATACCCTGAAACAGTGAATGAGGTGGAAATATGGATCTGACTGGAAAAGAAATAAAGGAAATCCGTTTATCTTTAGGACTTACTTTAGAAGAGTTCGGAGAAAAAATTGATGGTGCTAACAAATCAATTGTCTCAAAGTGGGAACGCGACGAAACAAAACCGAGTCCGCGTAGGTTGAAAATTATTAATGAAATGTATAGAGATTCAGAGATTAATAAATTGCAAAATGAAAATATTGGTAAAGAAATTAAAAATTTACGAAAATCCAAAGGGTTAACTTTAATGCAAGTTGCAGAGATAACTGGTGTTTCACAACCGTATTTATCGCATGTTGAAATGGGACGAAGAAATCCATCAGCAGAAACTCTTTCAAAAATATCAAGTTGCTTGGGAGTTTCAAAACTTTATTTATACAAATCAGCCGGAATTTTAGATGACACTGACATTATTCAATTGGTTAATGAAAATCAAAAGCTTCGTGAAGCGCTCGGAAGCGCTCGGAAGAGCTTGTAATTCATTAGGTGCAGATATTGATAATTATTTACAAGAATAAAAAATAAACGGAGGGCGCAATGAAAGAAAATCCATACAATTTTAATGAAATTCCTACTGAGTTAAAGGCCCTTCCGCAATGGATATTATGGCGTAAGGAAAAAAGAAACGGCAAACCAACAAAGGTTCCATATCAAGTCACTGGTGAAATGGCACAAGCTAATAACAGACGTACTTGGTCAACGTTTGCAACAGCAGTTAAATTCTATTTAGAAGGTGACTATGACGGGATAGGCTTTGTATTCAGTAAGCAAGATAAGTATATAGGAGTCGATATTGATAAGTGTGTTGTAGATGAAAAAACAAATGCATTTGCAACAGAGATTATCGATACGTTAGATAGTTATACAGAATTTTCGCCGTCAGGAAATGGGATTCACATCATTATCAGAGGTGGTCTTCCACAATCTGTTTTAGGTACTGGACGAAAAAATACAAAGCATGGTTTAGAAATTTATTCATACGGCCGCTTCTTTACCTTTACTGGAAATCGTGAGAATTCCAATGATGTATACGAGCGAACGGATGAACTAGCTGAAGTATTCGAAAAGTATTTTGATGATAGTGACATTCAAGGGCGTGTAAATTTAGCAGAGTTTGAAAAAGATGAAATTAAAATTTCAAATGAAGCTTTGTGGGAAAGAATGTTTAGAAGTAAAAATGGTGATGAAATTCGTTCGTTATACAATGGCAACTTAATAAATAATGACCATTCGGCAACTGATCTTGCTTTATGTAATCACTTAGCTTTTTGGACAGGTAAATCAGCAACTCGAATGGATACGATGTTTCGTGAGACTAGCTTAATTCGTGATAAATGGGATGTTATCCATTTTAGTGATACAAACGAAACGTACGGTGAAAGAACGATTGCAACGGCTATTTCATCGACATCCACAACTATTTTAGATAACAAACAACAATTCGAAGAATTTTCATTTGATTTTATTAATGAAGATGCGGTTGAAGTTGTGGAGGACAAACCGAAAAAGAAATTCCGTTTAACTGAATTAGGAAATGCTGAACGTATCGCATATGAATATGGCCATGTAATCAAATATGTTAGCGATATTGGCTGGTACATATGGGACGGTAAACGCTGGAAGTTGGACACGAAAAAAGAGATTGAAAGAATTACAGCAAAAGTACTTAGAAGTCTTTATAAATCAGAAGATGAATTAGAAACAAAATGGGCTCGAATGTGTGAACGGAGAAATATTCGTATGAATAGTATTAAGGATCTTATGCCATTGGTTCCAGGTGAGCGTGAGGACTTTGATAAGTATAAATACTTGTTCAATGTTGAAAATGGCATTGTTGATTTAAAAACAGGGAAGCTGCAGCAACATGATCGGGAACTTGGTTTAACTAAAATTACTAATGTTTCATTTGATGAAAACGCAAAATGTCCAACATGGTTGGCATTCTTAGATCAAATATTCTTAGGTGATCAGGATCTAGTGGAGTATATGCAAAGGCTTATAGGTTATAGCTTAACAGGTGATATTTCAGAGCAAATCATGATGTTCTTAGTTGGTGGCGGTTCAAATGGTAAATCCACATTTATCAATACTATCAAAGACTTACTTGGCGAATATGGAAAGCAAGCAAAGTCAGATACATTCATTAAGAAAAAAGATACAGGGGCAAATAATGATATTGCCCGACTTGTTGGCGCGCGTTTTGTAAGTGCAATTGAAAGTGAAGAAGGAGAAAAACTTTCTGAGTCATTTGTTAAACAAATTACAGGTGGCGAACCAGTATTAGCACGATTCTTAAGACAAGAATATTTTGAGTTTGTGCCAGAATTTAAAGTGTTCTTCACGACAAACCATAAACCAGTAATTGGTGGCCTTGATGAAGGGATTTGGCGACGTGTTAAATTAATTCCTTTTAACTTGAATCTACCATCTCATAAGCGTGATAAAAGATTACCTGAAAAGTTATCACTAGAAATGCCAGGTATCTTAAATTGGGCAATTGAGGGTTGCATGAAGTGGCAGCAGGGAAGATTGAAAGAGCCGAAGGTTGTAGCAGAAGCAACTGGGAAATACAAAGACGATATGGATATCTTAGCGCCGTTCCTTGATGAAGTTTGTTATGTAGATGATCGTGAAAATGAATCAATCACGATTGAAGCTAAAGAACTATACAACGTTTATGAAAGATGGTGCTTTAATTCTGGTGAAAGAGCTTTAGGTAATAGATCGTTCTATCGGATGTTAGAAACAAAAGGTTTCGGAAAAACAAAAGGTCCCAAAAACAGAACGTTTCTTACAGGAATTACCTTAAACGAACGTAAACCGGTTACTAAAGGGGTTACTGAAAAAGATGAAATTAGCCCATTTAAGGTCATTCAGTAACCTAAAATAAGCTTTAATAACCCTTCGATAACCCTCTGTAAAACCAGTCGTACCAACAGTTTGAGCCTTATTTTATAGACGCGTTATTACTAAGGTTATCGGGATTCTGGTTCGCGCTCTATATATATAATATATATATTTTTTATTTTTTTATATTAATATTAACCCAAAAAACAAATAACCTTAATAACCTATCTTAGTAAAACCCTTGGGACTGTAAGGTTTGTATGGGTTACTAAAGGGTTATTAAAGGGGTTACTAAGGTTATTAAAGGGCATTTTCGACATTTTTCAGTAACCCTTTAATGAATGAGGTGATAGATTTGCAAGTTTTACTAATTTTAAGTGCGATTTGGAAATCAGGTGCAAATATCTATCTTGATGAAAAAGATAATCAAGTTGCGATAAAAAAACAAAATTTAATTCCAACGGAAGTAATGAAAGCTGCTGAACAAAACTATCAAGATATTTACGATTGGTTTAAGTCTTGGAAGGATGCGAGTAACGAAAAGGTTACAATCATGAAGACTTTCCATCAATTTTGCGGATGGCAGCATAATCAAAAATTAAATGATTGGCTACTTGCTGATACAGATTCATTACAAATGTTCTATGACTGGACAATCATTCTTGCTAATAACGGATGGACAGACATGTATGATGATTATCGACCATTTGAAAATGATGAATCAAATGCAATGACTAGAAAGATATATGAACGTGCGGTTTTATATGCAAGGAAAGGGGCATGAAAATGAGAGAGATAAAATTCCGTGCTTGGGACGGAATGAGTTGGGTTTATAGCGAATGTATATCAAAAGATGGTATTAATTGGTGGATATTAAATAATGAAGATGATAATTGGTTTACGTGTTTAGATCCACAGCAATATACAGGTTTAAAAGACAAGAACGGTAAGGAGATTTATGAAGGAGATATTACAAAAGACAAGTTTGGTAATCTTGATGTTATTTGTTGGATTAATAGTTCAGGTGCATATGCGACTGTGTCGATTAATTTGTATTTAGACGGAGAGTATGAACATACGGTTGTTGATGAATTTGGAACGGATTGTTTCTTTGAGAATAATGTTCCTGGTGATTTTTTAGAAGTAATCGGAAATATCTACGAAAACCCAGAGTTACTGGAGGAATCAAAATGATTCGTTTCCATTACACAGATAAAGAAATAGACGCAATCCTTAAAACACTAACGATTGTAATTGATACAAGAGAACAACAAAACCAACATATTCGTGATTACTTACATCAAAAAGATATACCAGTAAAAGTTCAAAAATTAGATACGGGTGATTACGGCTGTATGATTCCGAAAAATGAAGAACTTGGTATACCTCGTGATATCTATTTAGATCGTCGGATAGAAAGAAAGGCAAGTATAGATGAAATTACAAGTAACCTACAAAAAGATACACAAACAAGATTTGAAAATGAATTGATTCGTTCGAAGGACATTCCATTCACTTTAATTGTGGAAGATCAACGTGGTTACGAAAAAATACTTACAGGTGATTATAAATCAAGATATAACCCGAAAGCATTACTCGGTAGACTTAATACTTTTAAAGTGAAATATAACTTTGAAATTGTTTTTTTAGATAAAAAGTTTGTTGGCAATTGGATATATCACGTCCTTTATTACCATGCAAAACATTACTTGAAAACAGGAGCTTTCTAAGGTCAGAAACGTACAGAAATAACAAAGAAACTTTAGGGGTAATATCAATCTAATACAAAAGGAGCTAGAACCATGACAAAGGTAAATTTGAACGTATTATTTAAGAAAATGCAAAAAGATGATAAAAAGGAAGTTTTGATGTTCCACGTATTAAGTGATGAATTACCACATGCTGATGAGTTATTGAAGATGCCAGGTACTATTGTTCATCTAACTGTGGAGAAAAGTGATGTTGAAGCAATTGGTGCTGAATTTGTTTCTATTCAACGTGATAGCAAGAAAACAGTTCTTAAATTCAATGTAAAAGGCGATACGAAAGATAAAATTAATAAACTTTATCCATTTGCTGGTGAAAATGTTTCTATTACTCTAGAGCCTTCGCAAATGTCGATTGATGAGTTTTACGAAGAACAACATGAAGGTGTCGAGTATAACGTTAATCCTGATGGAACAACTGATGTTGCACCTGGTCAATTAAAAATTGTTGATGAAGAAAGTATTGCTGAATAAATATTTGTCCTGGGCTTCGGCTCAGGACATTAATACAATTTGAATTTTATTAAAAAATGGAGGGGTATAAAGATGGAAAAGTATCAAGTAGAAGTGGAAGTAACGAAAACGTATAAAGTTCTTGTTGAAGTTGAAATACCAGAAGATGCGAACAGTGATGATTTCCAAAGATTAGTTGAGAAAAAGGTGGAGTCAATGGATCAAGAGAAATTAGATTATCAAGATACTAGTCATTTTGTTTTAAAAATAAATGATGTGGAATAAAAGCGATGTTTGAATCTAATCGACATGTTCCGACATGAAAATGACCGTCAGAATCATAGTAATTTGAAGTTTTATTTCTTTCTGAATACAAATAGATGCACAAGTGTTAAAACGTCTTAGAAAGGAAAATAAACGTGTTTTATGAGATTCGTTGTTTTAAATAGAAAGTAGGTGAATCATCATTTGTTTGACTGGCTGAAAGACTATCAGAAATTAGAGGAAAGAATTGCATATTTAGATTACAACTTAGATAAAGCAAAAGCTGAATTAAAACGCTGGGTCAGTGGTGATTTGCGAGAGGTACGTTTAACTGCTGAATCGGAAGGTGCAAAAGTAGAAGAACGTATTGAAGCAATTGAATATGAGTTAGCAAATGAAATGAATGCCATGTATGACCTTATGGAATTGATTAGTAAGTTTAAAGGGCTAGATAATCAAATACTTGTAAAGAAATACATATATGGTATGACATTAGAACAAATTGCATGTGATTTGAATTATAGTCCAAATTACATTAAACGTAAGCATGCCGAAGTAAGAAAGATAATCAAGTTTGTGGATGATCTGTAAGGTTACTTTTAGGGAAGGTACTTTTAGGGAAACGAAACTATTGAAAATATGAATTATAGTAATAACATAAGAAATTGACGAAAGGGCAACTGGTGCACGGTTGCTCTTTTTAATTAGACAAACCATATCCATATAATAATGATAACAGCAAAGATAATGATTAGTATTTGTGAGAATTTCATAACATGCTCCTTTTAAACAATATTGTTTGCAAAGGATTGAAGAGGCATTCCTTATGGAGTGTTTTTTATTATGTAAAAATTATATAGGTGGTGTAGAGATGACTTTAACGTTGCACAATGGAGATTTGAATAAGTTAGCAAGAGATACTTCACATGACAGTATCATCTTGAGAGTTGGTGAACAAGAAATGGTATCTCTGAAAAGCAATGGAGATATCTATGTTAAAGGTAAGCTTATTGAGAATGATAAAGAGATTGTGGATGGATTGAAGGAGTTCTTGAAGTTATCTAGGTAAAGATAAGCGCAAACATTTTGCATTTGAAAAGGATGGTGAAAAAAGATGAGCAAATACAAAAAGCAAATTACATCCTTAGATGAACTTCATAAAGTCATCGATGCATTAGAAACATTAAATAAGAAGTATGTAATTACAAAGGTAGTACACAAGAATGAAACTTTACCAAAGACTAATAGATATCCATTTAATGTTTGGCATGTTGAAGAAGTAGATGGTATTAAAAGATATTCTGATGGTGAGGAAATAGTTAAACTTGTTTGTAATGATTGTGGAACATCAATTACAGGGAAAAGAGTTTTGTTAGAAGGGAAATGTTGTATTCATTCTGTTACTCATAATACAACAATTGTTCCGTTAGATAAGGAGTGTGAATGTAAATGATTACTGAAATTAGAAAAACAATATCAGGTACAGAGTATTGGGATACAAAAGAAAAACGAAGTCTATTTGTTCCAACTGGTGAAGAACCAGGATTCGAAGTAACTGTTAATCCTGAGAGTATGATTATTAGACATGCGGACAATAAAGTGGTTGATGTAAAAATAATTGATACAGAGACTGAAATTAATCTGGATGATATGAATGCCGAACAGTTACTATCCTTTGCTAAAGAAAATGATATCGAAGTACCAGGTAAGTTAAAGAAAGAAGAATCAATTCGTAATCATATCGTTGAGCAATTAACAACTAATACAAAATGAAGTACTGTGCTGAACAAGGCTGCAAGACATTAATCGATAAAGGACGATACTGTCTCAATCATAAACGTAAACAGAAGAAGACAGTTGTGTATTCAAAGAACAGGTCATTCTATCGTACAAAAGCCTGGCAAGATTTAAAGTCATTCTGTTATCAAAGGGACAAAGGATTGTGTCAACGATGTGGAAGGTTTGTGTTTGGTAAGCAAGCACATCATCATCATATTGTTCCAATTAAAATCAATTCTTCATTAAGATTAGATCCAGATAATATCGATACACTTTGTTCTAGGTGTCATCCGATTGTAGAAAGAGAAACAAATGAAAAATACCAGGAAAAGAAAAAGTTTGATTGGAAACTTTAAGCCCCCCTATCGAAAAAAGAAACTCTGGCCTTATGGGGGGATAGGGAGTGGGGGTGCAAACGCGCACCTCAAAATGGTTTTTTGAAAAAAATTCGTTTTTTTAGGTGGTGATTTAAGGAATGGCCAGAAAATCGAAGGTCGTAATTGAAGCTGAAAAGAAAAAAGAATTAGAAGCGCAGCGTATTATGGATGTTTTGGTTGAAGCCGGAACTTATTCGCCAGCGCTCGATCCATTAATTGAAGTTTATCTTGATGCAGTTGAGATATACAGCGTCAAATATGGATTGTGGAAGAATTCTAATTTTCCAACAGTCCAAAAAACAAAGAATGTAAATGGTGATGTGAAAGAATCAAAGCATCCATTAGCTCAACAAGTTGAAGTTTGGTCTAAGCAAAAAGCGAAATATTTGGGGCAATTAGGACTGGACGGAAAGAACAAAGATTTACTTAAAAAAAGTGGGGTTCTTCTCGAAAAAGGAAAAAATGAAAAAGAGCCCACGGAGTCTACTGATAACAACAAATTATTGCAATTTAGGCAGAGGTTAAATAGATGATTGATTTTGAAACAAATTACGCTGATATATTCGTTTCGGAAGTAGATGCAGCCCCGCACTTATATCCTGATTCAATTAAATTAGCAATCAAACGATATAAGAAATGGAAGAAACGAAAAGATATTTGGTTTGATGTTGAAAAAGCAAATGCTATGATTTATTTCACAGAAACATTCTTAAAACATGCAAAAGGAAAATGGGCAGGACAACCATTAATTTTAGAGTCCTGGCAAAAGTTTTACTTTGCTAACATTTATGGTTGGCAAAAATATAATGAAGATGGTAAAGCGGTGCGAGTGATTCGTACGGCTTATTTGCAGGTTCCGAAGAAGAACGGAAAAACAATTATGGGCGGTTCACCAGTCATTTATGCGATGTACGGAGAAGGTGTAAAAGGCGCGGATTGTTACATTTCCGCAAATACTTTTGAACAATGTCAAAATGCCGCGGGACCGATTGCATTAACGATTGAAAATAGTCCAGATTTACGTCCAGATACACGTATTTATAAAGGGAAAGAAGATACGATTAAATCAATTAAATATACATTTGTGGAAGACGATATTAAATATGCAAATGTAATCAAGGTTCTTACAAAAGATAATGCTGGTAACGAAGGTAAAAACCCGTATATCAATTATTTTGATGAGGTCCATGCTCAAATGGACCGTGAACAATATGATAACTTACGTTCAGCACAAATTGCCCAAGAAGAACCACTCAACATCATCACTTCCACAGCAGGGAAGAATACCGGCTCGCTTGGAACTCAAATTTATACCTATGCAAAAGAAGTTTTGGATAAGGATAAAGATGATTCTTGGTTCATGATGATCTATGAGCCGAATAAAAAGTTTGATTGGGAAGACCGTGATGTTTGGCGAATGGTTAACCCGAACATGGATGTATCAGTTAACATGGAGTTTCTTGAAAATGCATTTAAAGAAGCTCAAAACAACAGCTTTAATAAGGCGGAGTTCTTATCAAAGCATTTAGATGTATTTGTTAACTATGCTGAAACATATTTTGATAAAGACCAATTGGATAAAATGCTTGTTGATGATTTAGGAGATATTGAAGGTTTAACTTGTGTTATCGGTGTGGATTTATCAAGACGTACCGATTTAACTTGCGTATCGTTAAATATTCCAACATACGATGAGGAAGGTCTTTCATTGTTAAAAGTAAAACAAATGTATTTTATTCCAGAGTTTGGAATTGAAGATAAAGAACAGCAAAGAAATGTTCCATATCGGGAATTAGCTGAAAAAGAATTTGTGACGATTTGTCCTGGTAAAACGGTTGACGAAGAAATGGTCAATCAGTACGTTGAATGGGTATTTGAGAACTTTGATTTACGTCAAATTAATTATGATCCAGCGCTTGCTGAAAAGCTTGTTGAGAAGTGGGAAATGCTCGGTATTCAATGTGTGGAAGTTCCACAGTATCCAACTCATATGAATGAACCATTTGATGATTTTGAAATCTTATTGCTTCAGGACCGAATTAAAACTGATAATCAATTATTAATTTATTGTGCAAGCAATGCAAAAGTAATAACTAATATTAATAATTTAAAAACACCATCTAAACGAAAATCACCGGAGCATATCGATGGGTTTGTGGCCATGTTAATTGGTCATAAAGAAACGTTGAATATGATGGAAGATGCTGTTCCAGATGAAAATTATGATGAATATTTAGATGATATTTATCGATAGAAAGGCGGTGAGGAATTGGGTTTAAAGGATAGATTTTCAAGTTTTTTACTTAAACAAGCTGAAAAGCGTGGTTTATTCGAAGACATTTTCAATAATGTTGTTCGCTATGGTGGTAGATATGCAGGCGATGATAATATCTTGGAATCTAGTGATGTTTATGAATTACTACAAGATATAAGTAATCAAATGATGTTGGCTGAGATTGTTGTGGAAGAAAAAGACGGTAAGGAAATTAAAAATGATTCAGCTCTTAAGGTTTTAAAGAATCCAAACAATTATCTTACACAGTCTGAATTCATTAAGTTAATGACTAATACCTATTTACTTCAAGGTGAAGTCTTTCCAGTGTTGGATGGTGACCAATTACATTTAGCATCTAATGTTTATACAGAATTGGATGATAGATTGATAGAACATTTCAAAGTGAATGGAGAAGAAATTTCATCATTTATGATTCGACATGTGAAGAATATTGGTGCCGATCATCTAAAAGGTACAGGCATTCTTGATTTAGGTAAGGATACACTTGAAGGTGTTATGTCAGCTGAGAAAACTTTAACTGATAAGTATAAAAAAGGTGGTTTATTAGCATTCTTACTTAAGCTAGATGCTCATATTAATCCACAAAATGGAGCGCAGTCCAAATTAATTAAAAAGATTTTAGATCAATTGGAATCCATCGATGATGCAAGGTCAGTTAAAATGATTCCACTCGGAAAAGGATATTCAATAGAGACGCTTAAAAGCCCGTTAGACGATGAAAAGACCCTGGCCTATCTAAACGTATACAAAAAGGATTTAGGTAAGTTTTTAGGCGTAAATGTGGACACATATACGGCCTTGATTAAGGAAGACCTTGAGCAAGCAATGATGTATTTGCATAACAAGGCAGTTAGACCGATAATGAAAAATTTTGAAGACCATTTGAGTCTTCTTTTTTTCGGGAAAAATTCGGATAAACGTATTAAATTCAAGATAAATATCCTTGATTTTGTTACTTATAGCATGAAAACAAACATTGCTTACAACATTGTTCGGACAGGAATTACATCGCCAGATAATGTTGCGGATATGCTTGGATTCCCTATGCAAAATACACCTGAGTCAAAAGCAATTTATATTTCAAACGACTTATCAAAAATTGGTGAGAAACAAGCTACAGATGATTCACTGAAGGGAGGTGATGGAAATGGCAAAGACAAAGGAAACACGGACATTTGACATCACCAAATTAAGTACCAGGGATGCTACGGAAGAACAACCTTCCAAGATAACGGGTTATGCAGCCGTATTTAATTCAAAGACAACTATTGGTGGCTGGTTTGATGAAGTTATTGAACCTGGTGCATTTGCTCGTTCTCTTTCTGAGAATGGTGATATTAGGGCGTTATTCAATCACAATTGGGATAATGTCCTAGGGAGAACAAAAAGCGGTACATTGAGACTAGAAGAGGATGAAAAAGGACTTAAATTCGAAATTGAATTACCAAATACATCTGTTGGTCGAGATTTAGCTGAAAGTATGTCCAGGGGAGATATTAACCAATGCTCATTTGGATTTTGGATAACAGAAGAGAATTGGGATTACAGTGTTGAACCAGCATTAAGGACCATTAAAGAAGTAGAACTTTATGAAATATCGGTTGTTTCAATACCAGCTTATGACGATACGGAAGTATCTTTAGTTCGCAGTAAAGAGATTGGTAAAGAAATAGAACAACGAATGAAAATGATTAAACAAATAAATCAAATCTTGGGGGAAAAGTAAAATGAACAAACAATTATTATTAGCATTACAAAAACGAAGCAATGAAAGATTAGTGGAATTACGTACACAGGTTGAGAATCCTGAATTACGTGCTGAAGACTTACCAGCAATTCAAGAAGAAATCGATGAAATTAACAAGCAATTGCAAGAAGTTGCGGATGCTTTAGCAAATCTTGAAGATGATGGTGGAGGTGAAGAAGGAAACGAAGATAATGAAGAAGATGATGAGGGATCTGGTACTGAAGGTTCTGGAGAAGGCGGAGAAGGGCGTGCTAGCAATACTGAAGGTGGAGAAAATAGAAATGGATTAACGCCTGAACAAAGAAGTGCAGCAATGGCAGCTATTGCAACAGGTCTTTCTACTCGAGGCCATAAATCTACTAAAAAGAAAGAGAAAGAAATTCGTTCGGCATTTGCTAACTTTGTAGTTGGGAAAATTACAGAAGCTGAAGCGCGTTCTCTTGGTATTGAAGCTGGTAATGGTTCAGTAACTGTGCCAGAAGTTATTGCGAGCGAAATCATTACTTATGCTCAAGAAGAGAACTTACTACGTAAATATGGTTCAGTTCATAAAACAGCAGGTGATATGAAATATCCTGTTCTTGTTAAGAAAGCAGATGCAAATGTACGTAAGAAGGAACGTAAAGATAGTGATGAAATCGTAGCAACAGATATTGAATTTGATGAAGTGTTACTTGATCCAGCTGAGTTTGATGCACTTGCTACTGTTACTAAAAAGTTATTAAAAATGACAGGTGCTCCAATTGAGCAAATCGTTGTGGACGAGCTGAAAAAGGCTTATGTTCGTAAAGAAATTAACTACATGTTCAATGGCGATGATGTAGGTAATGAAAACCCAGGTGCGTTAGCAAAAAAAGCGGTAGCGTTTAAGCCTTCTAATCCAGTTGATTTAAAAGCAAAAGATGCAGGGCAATTAATGTATGATGCATTAGTTGAAATGAAAAATACACCTGTTACAGAAGTAATGAAAAAAGGACGTTGGATTATTAACCGTGCAGCATTAACAGCAATTGAAAAAATGAAAACAACTGATGGATTCCCATTACTACGTCCAATGACACAAGTAGAAGGTGGTATTGGAAATACGCTTATTGGCTATCCTGTGGACTTTACTGATGCGGCAGACGTAAAAGGAAAACCAGACGTTCCAGTTTTATATTTTGGTGATATTTCAGCGTTCCATATTCAAGATGTAATTGGCGCTATGGAATTACAAAAATTGATTGAAAAATTTGCTGGGACAAACAAAGTTGGATTCCAAATTTACAACTTATTAGATGGTCAATTAGTTTATTCTCCATTTGAGCCAGCTGTGTATCGTTTTGAAGTGCAAGCTACAACTGAAGGTAAATAGGTTATGAATGATTTAATTGAGAAATTAAAATCTCATATTCATTGGGAAGAGGGTATGGATGAAACCATGCTCTCTTTTTATATCACTCAAGCAAAGACTTATGTAAAGAATGCGACAGGCAAACAGACCGAGTATTTAATTATTATGGTAGCCGGCATTTTCTATGATTACAGGGTTGCTGAAAAAGAGTTAGAACAAGCTCTTGATGCCTTAACACCGATGTTTGTCCAGGAGGTTTATGCCGATGAAGAGAAAGACGAATAAACTCAAATGGATAGGAGAGCTACTTAAATTAGGAGAAACAATTGATCCAGAAACAGATCGAGTTGTGATGGGATATCCGTTAGAACGTAAAATTCGTTATAACAACATTGGAGTTACGGCCACTGATAAATTTACAACGAAAGATACAAATGAAATTGTAAAGAAAATTGAAGTCCGTATTGATCGTGATATTGAAAACAACCAAAAGGATTATCGTGTAAAAGTTGGTGGTCGTATCTATGATATTGAGCGTATTTATGTGCGTGAAGAGGACCGATTGATGGAGGTGTCATTGTCCTATGCAAATTAGCTTTCAAGAGTTACGAGACATCATGAAGAAATCTGGTATACCAGTATATCGTGATGAGGCTCCTACAACAGCAAATTATCCTTACATTGTGTATGAATTTGTGAATGAGCAACAGAAAAGAGCTTCTAATAAGGTTATAAAGGATATGCCACTTTATCAAATTGCAGTTATCACAAATGGAACTGAAAAAGATTATGAGCCGTTAAAGACTGTTTTTAACGAAGCAGGCGTGTCTTATTCTCAATTTGATGGAATGGGTTATGAAGAGAACGACGACACCATAACGCAGTTTATAACGTATGTGAGGTGTATCCAGTAATGGCTTCAAATAACAATGGTTTTGCTGAAGCTTTAGAAGATATTAATACGCTATTACGAGTAAATAAAAAGGTCGAACTGGATGTGTTAGACGAAGCAGCGAAGTATTTTGCGAGTAAATTAAAACCAAAAATCAAAGCCTCCAATAAAAACAAACGAACGCATTTAAGGGATAGCCTAAAGGTTGTTGTGAAAGATGATCGTGTATCTGTGGAATTTAAAGATGAAGCTTGGTATTGGTACTTAGTTGAACATGGCCATAAAAAAGCAAAGGGTAAGGGTCGTGTGAAAGGAAAACACTTTGTTCAGAATACCTTTGATGCAGAAGGTGACAAAATTGCTGATATTATGGCACAAAAAATAATTGATAGAATGTGAGGATGATATACATGACAGTTGAAAATAAAGAAATTCAATATTCGGTAGGGATCGAAGATTTATATCTGTGCTTGATGAAGGGAAATGAAACTTCTAGTGCACTACCAACTTATGAGGATATCGTTTATAGACAAACGAACATTTCTGATTTAACGATTTCCACTACTTCTACTAATTTTACAAAGTGGGCATCAAACAAAAAAATTATTAACATTGTCAAAAATACAGCGTTTGGATTAGCTTTTAATCTTGCTGGTCTAAATCGTGAAGTGAAAGATAAAATCTTTGCAAAAACACGTAAAAAAGGCGTGTCTTTTGAAACAGCGAAGGCAAAGGCGTATCCAAAGTTTGCAGTAGGTGTTGTATTCCCTTTAAATGATGGAACTAAAATATTACGTTGGTACCCAAAATGTACAGTTGCTCCAGTAGAGGAATCTTGGAAAACACAAGGTGATGAAATGACTGTGGATGATATTGCTTACACAATTACAGCAGATCCATTGCTATTTAATGATGTAACACAAGCTGAATTGGATACTGGTGATCCAGAGGCAAAAGGAATTAAAGCTGAAGATTTCCTAAAACAAGTAATTTGTGATGAATCTCAACTAGCGCAGCTAGGTGGAACGACTCAAACAGGTAAATAAGGAGGGTGACTATGGCACGTTTAAGTGATTTAGTTAACGTTAATATAACTAGGAATAGCATTAAGATACAGGGTGTCTCAATCCCTGTTATTTTTACTTTTGAATCTTTTCCTTATGTGGAAGAGGCGTATGGAACACCTTATCATGAATTTGAAAAAGAAATGAATGATATGTTAGGAAAAGGTCAATTTAGCCTGGGAGAAAATGAAGCGAAATTGATGCGTGCATTAATTTATGCGATGGTACGTAGCGGCGGTACAGAATGTACATTAGCTGAATTGAAAGGTGCCATTCCTATGAATGATTTACCTGATATCTTCATCGTTGTATACGAAATTTTCAGTGGCCAAACTTTCCAAACTTCTGATATGGAGAAGCTGAAGCAAGAAAAAAAGTAAAAAACATACTGACTAAAAACGAGGAATCTCAGTCCGAATTGGACTGGGATTTTTATTTTTATGTCGGTAATACATTGCTTGGTTTAAGTATGGATGACTTTTGGAAAATCACACCGGCACATTTTCTAAAACAGTTCATTATGCATCTCAGATACAACAATCCAGATGCATTACATGAGCAGAAACCGAAACAAATTTACACGCTAGATCAAACACCATTCCTATAAGAAATGAGGTGAGAAAATGCCTGGGAATAGTAAAGAAAGAAACGTTGTTCTTAATTTTAAAATGGATGGCCAAGTTCAGTATGCAAATACATTGAAACAAATCAATATGGTTATGAATAATGCAGCGAAAGAATATAAAAATCATATTGCGGCAATGGGCCAAGATGCAACGATGACTGATAAACTTCTTGCTGAAAAGAAGAAGCTTGAAATTCAAATGGAAGCAGCCAAGAAACGTACAGTTATGTTGCGTTCTGAATATCAAGCCATGTCCAAGGACACAAGTACAACCGCCGAACAACTCAATAAGATGTACGGTAAATTGCTAGATGCAGAACGTGCTGAAACTTCTCTTGATAATGCAATGAAAAGAGTGAATGAAGGTCTTTCCGAGCAAGCAATTGAAGCCAGGGAAGCTCGAGGAAAGTTAGTTGATTTACAAGAGAACGCAAAAAAACTTGAAGTAGAACAAAAACAATTAGCGAGTGCTTTTAAGCTTCAGACAGCTGAGTTGGGGCGAAATGCTAGTGAGTCAGATAAGTTGGAATTAGCGCAAAAACAGTTACGTCAGCAAATGGATATGACGGAGAAGGTTGTACAAAATTTAGAACAACAATTAAGTGCAGCAAAAAGTGCGTATGGTGAGAATTCTACAGAAGTGAAACAACTTGAAACGAGTTTGAACCAAGCTAAAACAACGTTAAAACAATTCGAGAATTCGTTAAAAACTACGAATGAAGGTCTTTCACAACAGGCAACTGAGTCCAGAAAAGCAAAAGGTGATTTAGATTCTTTACAGCAAAGTGAAAAAGGTTTAGAAGCTGAACAAAAGCGATTGACTAGTGCTTTTAAACTACAAAATGCTGAATTAGGAGCAAACGCTAGTGAAGCTGATAAGTTAGGTCTAGCCCAAAGACAGTTAAGTCAACAAGCAGAAATGACTGGGAGAGTTGTTGATAATCTCGAACGTCAATTGAGTGCAACTAAAAAAGTATATGGTGAAAATTCTAAAGAAGTACAGCAGCTTGAAACGAAACTAAATCAAGCAAAAACTACATTAAAGCAATTTGAAAACTCGTTGCATAGTGTTGGCCAGAGTGGAGATCAAGCTGCAGCTGGTATGGAACAACTAGGTAAGAAATTAGATTTGCATAACATGATGGAAGCCACTCAGATGCTACAGGGGATGTCAGAAAAACTGATTGAACTTGGTAAAGCGACTGTAGGTATAGCGATAGATTTTGATAAATCACAAAGGAAAATTCAAGCATCATTAGGTTTATCAGCAAAAGGCGCTGAGAACCTTCAAAAAATTGCTGTCGAGACTTGGAAAAAAGGCTTTGGTGAAAATCTTGAAGAGGTAGATCAAGCTTTAATTCAAGTTTATCAAAATATGAGAGATGTTCCACATGGAGAGCTAAAAACGGTGTCTGAGGATATTTTAACAATTGCAAGTTTGTTTGATGTTGACGTGCGAGAAGCAACGCGTGGTGCAGGTCAAGTAATGACTCAATTTGGACTAGGCTCAAAAGAAACATTTGATTTACTTGCATATGGAATGCAAGAAGGTTTAAATTACTCGGATGAAATGTTTGATAACTTAGCTGAATATTCGCCTACCTTTAAAGAAATGCAGTTTAGTGCTCAAGATATGTTTGGTATGCTCATTGCCGGGACTCAAAATGGATCCTACAACTTGGACCGATTAAATGACGGAATGCTTGAGTTCAATAATCAGTTATTATACGGCGGTAAAGATATTGGTGAAGCCTTTGGTGAACTTAGTGAAAAATCTCAAGGATTATTTAAGGATTTTAAAAATGGTAAAGCATCAGCTGCGGATGTCTTTAAATCTGTAATAACAGACTTGCAAGGTATGGACGATCAAGTTAAGCGGAATACAATTGGACAAACCTTAATGCGCACTTTGTGGGAAGGACAAGGGAAAGAAGCGATTTTGAGCATGGGTGATGTTAAAAATGCGATAGGCGATGTAAACGGTCGTATGGATGAAATGAAAAAGCTTCAGGAAGAATCACTTGGACAAAAGTTTCAAAGTGTATTGCGAGAAACACAAGCAGCACTGGAACCATTAGGAAAACAACTTGCTGATTTAGCTGCAGATGTTCTTCCGAAAGCTGCAAAAGGAATATCAGATTTTGCTGAATGGTTCTCTAAGTTACCAGAGCCGATACGGAACTTTGTTGCTATTGGGGCAGGCTTAACAATTACTATTACAGCTATCGGAGCTGCGATTGGTGTATTATCTCTTGCGGTTGGTGCTTTAAATCTAGCGTTAGGACCTGTTATATTGGGTATTATTGGTCTTTCAGCTGTAATTGCAGGTGTTATTTGGGCCGTGAAAAACTGGGGAGAAATAACTGATTGGCTTTCTGAAAAGTGGTCTGAATTTAAAGATTGGTTTGGTGAATTGTGGGATAGCATAGTTCAAACTTGTGAAGATGCTTGGTCATCCACAGTTGATTACTTTTCTGGAGCCTGGTCAGATTTTTTAAATATGGCAAATGAGTTCTTTGAACCTATCGGTCAATTTTTTGCTGATCTATGGACTGGAATCTCTGATACGGCATCGGAAATTTGGACAGGTATTACTGACTATTTTTCAGAATCGTGGTCTTCATTCATTGAATTAGCAGATAGCATATTGTCGCCTTTAGGTGAATTTTTCAGCGGATTGTGGACGGGTATTGTTGAAACAGCTTCTGAATTATGGGGAACACTCGTACAATCTTGGCAAGAAACTTGGAATACCATTGTTACGGTTTTAGATCCAATTATTTCTTTGATTTCTACGGTTCTTGAGGCTGGATGGTTATTAATACAAGCTGGAGCGCAAATTGCTTGGGCGGCCATATCTCAATATATTATACAGCCGATTCAGGAAGCATATGATTGGGTAAGTACACAAATTGGTGAATTAGTCACATGGCTTAGTACGCAGTGGGAACTTATAAAGGCTGCTGCACAAGTTGCTTGGGGCTTATTTAAACAATATATTACTCAACCTGTTCAAGAAGCATGGGATTGGGTTAAAGAAAAGTTTGGCGATTTAGTTTCTTGGCTAAATTCACAATGGGAAACAGTTAAATCATATACTTCTGCAGCATGGAATCTAGTAAAACAATATGTCATTCAGCCTGTTCAGGAATTGTGGAATGCAACGAAAGAAAAATTGAATGATTTAGCGAATTGGATACTAGGCAATTGGGCCAAAATCCAATCTTATACACTTACGGCATGGAATCTAGTTTATAAATATATTATTGATCCAGTGATTTCAGCTTATAATTCTGCAAAAGAGAAATTCAATGATATGTACAATACAGCACGGGAAAAATTTGATTCTGTAAAGAATGCAGCGCAAGAAAAATTTGATGCAGCAAAGAGATTTATCGTTGATCCGATAAAAGATGCAGTAGATAAAGTAAAGGGATTCATTGATAAAATTAAAAGTTTCTTTAGCGATCTTAAATTAAAGATTCCGAAACCCGAAATGCCTAAAATGCCACACTTTAGCCTGCAGACTAGTACGAAAAATATTTTGGGTAAAGACATTACTTTCCCATCTGGTATCGACGTACAATGGCGTGCAAAAGGTGGTATTTTTACTCGGCCAACTATCTTTGGAATGAGTAATGGTCAGTTGCAAGGTGCAGGAGAAGCGGGGCGAGAAGCAGTTTTACCGTTGAATAAAAAGACATTAGGTGAGATTGGTGAAGGGATTGCAGCAACGATGTCTACTGAACCAACTGTAATTAATATTTATAATCCTTCAGTGAGGGATGATCGTGATATCGACCGCATGGTCGGAAAAATAGATGATGCACTTGCTCAAAAAGGGCGTAATTCAAAAATAGGAATAGGGAGGACTTAAATTGCTAGACATAGGTATCGATAATCAGTTGGCAAGTGACTACGGAATATGTATAGTAGGACGCCCTGTTATTCCTACAGCAGAACAAGAAGTAGAGCATATTGAAGTGTCTGGTAGACATGGTTCACTTACAAAAAAAGGGGCGTTTAAAGACGTTCCTTTAAAAATAAAGTTCAATATGCTTGAAGAAGAGAATATTAAGCCGTTAGTGCGACGTATGAAGGCTTGGTTGATGAATGGAAAGACATTATATTTTACTGATGATGATGTGTATCGAAAAATTAAACATGTTGTAGTAGGTGATATTGTAAATGAAATTGAAGAACACGGTGAATTTGAAGTGGATTTTAAGCTAGATCCCTTTGAATATACAGAGGATGTAAATCTAAAGTTCACCAAACCTGGGGTAATTTATAATCCAGGTACAATTGAATCTGATCCTAAGTTTTGGATTGTGGGAAATGGTACTTTCCGTATAACAATCAATGACGTCTCTTTTCAAATAAAAGATGTGAATGGTTCTGTTGTCATAGACTCAGAAATACTTGAAGCATATACCGATACCATATCAATGAATAATAAAATGGTTGGGCAGTTCCCTATATTGGGCGTAGGAGAAAATACAATAGAGTGGTCAGGAGCAATTCAATTCATGGAAATTCGACCTAGGTGGAGATATAAATGATTACTTTATATAAACCAAATGAGACTGATTTTACACACAATGGTATAGGGGCTTTAGATAAAAATATTTATAACGCAACTGTTGAGGAAGAACTCAATGGTTTATTTTTATTTTCATTTAGTTATCCATTGTTTGCACCACGTGGTCTGGAAATAGAGGGAATGAGCATCATTAAAGTTCCAACTCCTGATGGTGAACAACTATTTCGAGTGGCAGCTCCTAAAGTCAGTATGGGTGAGATTACAGCGCAATGTTATCACATCTTTTATGATTTAACGGAAAATCTAATTGAAGACATTTTTGCTGAAACAACAAATGGTAATGGAGCTATGAATCGTATGTCAGCAGGATGCCAATACAAACATCCTTTTCAGTTTTATTCAGATGTACCAAAGATAGCAAGTGCACGTATTGTCCGTAAAAATCCTGTGGAAGCATTATTGGATTCTAGTCAAGACAATTCATTTGTTAATCGTTGGGGCGGCGAATTAAAGCGAGATAATTTTGATGTGAAGATGCTACTAAATCGCGGTATGGATCGTGGAGTAGTGATTCGTCATAAGAAAGATTTATTAGGATATGAAGGTAATGTGGATTGGAAAAGTCCCATAACTAGAATCATGCCGCAAGGGTTTGATGGGTTATTTCTTCCTGAAAAGTATGTGGATAGCCCACTTATAAATAAGTATCCTCATCCTAAAATCAAAGTGGTTGAATTTAAACATATTAAAGCAGCTATTGGTGAAAATGCTGACGATGAAGATGCAGTTCCGTTAGAAGAAGCATATAGGTTATTACGCCAGGCAGCTAAGGATATGTTTGCTATTCAAAAGGTTGATCAGCCTAAAGCAAATTATAACGTTAAGTTCCAGGAGTTATCACAAACGGAAGAGTATAAGGATTATAAGCATTTACAAAGTGTTTATATGGCAGATACGGTTACGGTTGAGCATCAAGAAGATGGTATTGATATAAAGGCGAAGGTAATTGCTTATAAATATGATCCAATAAAAAAAGAGTATCTGGATATAACCATTGGTAACTTCAAAGAATCCTTTACGGACGTTTCCGGTAGGGTTGACCTGGTACAAGAAGAGTTGTCCAATATGCCAGGCTCTATTTTGGATGCAGCAAAAGCAAATGCTACAAGCCTTATTAATTCTGGGTTCGGAGGACATGTCCGTGTTTATCCAGATCGTATTTTAATTATGGATACGAAAGATGAAAAGAGTGCGAAAAAGGTTTGGCAATGGAACTTGAATGGATTAGGGTATTCTTCCACAGGTGTGAATGGCCCATATGGAACTGCCATTACAAGTGACGGCAGAATTGTTGCTGATTTTATTACTGCAGGTACGTTGAGTGGAAATCTTGTGCAAGGTGGAGAAATAACAGGTGCAACATTACGAACTTCAGATAGTGTCAACTATGTAAATATTTCAAAGCAATTCATACGCTTGTATGAGTCATCTAAAACAAGGGTGTTTGTAGGGTATTACAAAAATAGTAGAAATGAAATACAACCAACTCTTATTTTAGGCGGAGATTCAGATTCCACAGGGGCAAATGGTGCTATTATGGTGTACCAATTCTCAGATACGAGCGTTAAGTCTGGTGGAATCGGAATTACAAAAGGACTCGAGGGCAATGGATACTTGAATGCAGCTTCTTTATACTTTTCGCAAACAGGGAATGCAATGCTTGATGCTGACAAAACGATTGTCCTAAATGCTCAAAGTGATATGAGGTTTAAAGTCAAAGATCAGTTTCGCTTTTATCGTAATGACAATTGGATTGCGAGTATTGGAGTGTCATCTGGAGGAGATACAGATATCGTACTTCCAAATGCGATGATACGAAATTCGAGTTACGAAAATGGTTATATTCAAATAAAGACAGCTCTTGGATCGTATTATCATGGGATAATCGCTTCAGATTTCAAAGTTTCCTCAAAAGAAACATATAAAACCAATATCCGGCCTATTGCATTCAGTGCACTTGAAAAAGTAATGGAATGGGAAATTAAACAGTACAATTTGAAAAATGATATTCCAAAACTGTATGAGATGCGTATGAATCGTAAAGAAGGAGAGCCAACGATTACTACAGATGCAATTCCTACACATTATGGTTTAGTTATTCCAAAAGAAGCAGAGGAAAATGGTGTAGGCCTATACGGGATGCTTTCACAATTGACGAGCGCATTTCAAGAGCATGTGATAAAAACGGATGCTAGATTGGAAGAATTAGAGCCATTAAAACCTAAAGGAAACATAAAGCATAGGAACAGAATAAAACGTCAGAGAAGACCGCCTAGACACGTAAAAAGGAGTAGCTAGAAAGAGGTGTAGTCATGCGAAATGAGGAAATTATTATAGATTTAGCAGATCCTGTGTTTACAAAAACAATTCGTTCTCGGCAGAATGACAAGAATGGATTGAAGCTTACGGTGTACGCAAGAGAAAAAGGAATAAAGCTTGATTTAACAGGATATGCGGTTAAATATGAAGCGACAAATCATACAGGAGTATTCATTCGAGATGATGCTCAAATAGTTGATGCAAAGAATGGCGTATTTGCATACACGTTGTCCTCACAAGCTGTTTCCACATCGGATGATTGGACGGCTTATTTTGTATTTGAAAAAAGTAACGAACGAATGAGTACTCCAGACATTCGTATTACATTAAGACGTGATGTGAAAGAAGGAAATATTAAAATAGAAAACTATATTTCAGAGTTTGATAAGGCTCTTGAAATGATTAAAGGGTATCAAAAGCAAATTGATGAAGCAAATAAACGCGTAAATGAATTAACAGCAGCAGTTACAGGACAGAAGTATCAGTTATGGAAGGTTACGGATGATGATGGAACTTCTATTGATTTAGCTGCTAATACGGACTTGAATACCATTTTAAAAACTGGAACTTATGTTGGAAGTCAACTTAAAAATACACCTAACGCCTCCATTTATACGTTTTTTGTTGCTGTAGAATCTGCCACAAATGCAGCTCTTGTTCAAAAAGCTACTCTGTTAGGAAATTGGAATGATACTTACATTCGAATTAATAACGGTGGTAAGTGGTCTGAGTGGTCTCGTATGGTATTAGAGAAAGAGGTTGTACCTAAAACAGGTGGGGCGTATACGGGAACAACTCATTTTAATACTGATAATGCTATCGTCATTGGAAGTCGTTCATTCAAAACAGTTCTCCATAAAGGCGCACAAGGACAACTTGTTATTGCTCCTTCAACTAAAGAACAAGAAGAATCGTGGGATTGGACAAAGCGAGTTGAAATTCGAACCGATGGAACCATTAGACAAGCAACCGATACAGATTGGATTAACCTTCCTACAACTGGGGTAGAGAATGTTCCTGATAGAATTTTGAAGTACAAGAGAAGTGGGGAACAAATATCTGTCATTGGATCAGTTAAATATCTAGCAAATACAACAGTATTTGCAACCCTTCCGGCTGGGTTTCGCCCTGTACAAAGTATTGCTTTCCCAGCACTTGCATATGGCAATGGACCAACAGCTTGTGAAGTTACAGTTAAAAGTGATGGTGGAATTTTCTTGAATGGTGTTCAAAATGGAAATGTCATTCATATTGCGATGAGCTTTTTAATTTAGATATTACAGATTAAGCGTGCATAAGCAGGCTTTTTTATTTTGCTAAAAAGGAGATGAGAACGGTGGAGGAGCAGATCTTCAATTCAATGATTCAACAAGGAGCATTCGCAGCGCTATTTGTGTGGATGCTTTTTACTACGCAAAAAAAGAATGAACAGCGTGAAGAACAGTATCAAAAAGTAATCGAAAAAAACCAAGCAGTCATCGAAGAACAGGCAAAAGCATTTGGTTCACTTGCAAAGGATGTATCAGATATTAAACAAAAAATTATGGGGAATGGTGACGAAAAATGAAAAAATCTATTAAATTATTAGCCTCAATTTCTACTGCAGCTATCATTGCATTTACTTCAACAGGTAGTGTCTTTGCAGATCGAGAAATGATTATTCCAGGCTTACCTAAAGTTGAATATCGCAATGGATATGGAGCGTATGAAGGTGTAGTAGCACATTCTACAGCAACTCCTGAAGCGCCTGCTATTAATATCCGAAACTATGAAGCAAGAACATGGCGTTCGGCATTTGTACATTATGCAACGGATTGGGATGAAACAATTCAAATTGCTTCTACTAAGTATCAAGCATGGGGGGCAGGTCCAGCAGCCAATAAACGATTTGTTCATGTAGAGCTCTCTGAAACTAGTGACCCTATTAAATTTAAAAAATCCTATGAGAGATATGTGAAGTTACTCGCTAAGATTTTACGTGATAGAAACATTGATCCATCCATTGGATTGTGGACGCATAAAGACATTACGTATAAGCTTGGTGGCACAGATCACGAAGATCCAATTGACTATCTTCGCAGTCATGGTGTATCAGAATCAAAGTTTCGTGCTGATGTATTAAAAGCATATAATGGAGATTCTATTTCAGTTAAACCAAAGCCACAGCAACCAAATGAAGTACCTGGTGTTATTAATGAAGTGGGAGTAGCGTATATTGATGGATACAATGTAAACCTTCGTTCTGGTCCATCCACAACAAACAGTGTTATTCGTAAATTACAAAAAGGTGAATCATATAAAGTCTGGGGTAAAGTAGGAAATTGGTTGAATCTTGGAGGAAATCAGTGGGTTTATAACGATTCATCATACATTCGCTATAAAGAAGAATCGTCATCTGTGGAAGGTAAACGTGTTGTTTCTAAAGTGAATGACTTACGATTCTATTCAAAAGCTTCCTGGGCTGATAGAGATGTAGCAGGAACTGTCGATGAAGGATTAGGATTTACAATCCTTGATAAAGTATCTGTAAATGGCTCGCAGCAATATAAAGTGAAGAATAGTAGAGGTAATGTGTTTTATATTACAGCTAGTTCTTATTATGTAGAAATTAAATAAGAGTATATTGACATTCTACATTTAAATATTGTATATTTTACATGTTGTTTTTTGATAGCGCACTGTTTGTTCTAATTTTTCTACTACATTGTTACTTAGGTGATGTAGTGCTATCGAAAAAGAGTTCTCCAACATATATTTTAAAAAATCCCCTTCTATATTTAGAGGGGGATTTTTATTATAAATCAGAAATTCTTCTAACTTGTTTTTTCTTCTTCTTAAAATTCTTCTTATACTGTTTAAACTCTTCTTTATCCACATGGAATTTTTCACCTGTAGCTACGTTTTTAACTAAATATGTTTTAGTTACCAGAGACTTTACTATGTAATAAATACAGAATAGTACAAGGGATAAGCTAAAGGTTGGAATCACTAAGATAATAGCCAGTACAGCTAATAAGTTATCTGTGGTATGTACTCTTTGTAATACTAAACGTTTCCCAGTTGCAGCCTGGGCTTGTTCTAATTGTTGCATACGTTGTAGCGATGCTATCGTATCATAACTCATGAAAAAACCTCCTTGAAATAATACCTAAATCATACCAATTTCATGTAACAACTGTAAATGTTAGTTTCTCATTTATTGACAAAACAGAACAATTGTTCTACAATTCATTTACAAACAAATGTTCTTGAAAGGGGAAATTCATATGGCAGCAACTGAAAATACAACTAAAGGAAAAGAGAAAGCATTAGAAGAGGCTCTGAAGAAAATCGTAAAAGAATTTGGTACAGGGGCTATTATGAAACTGGGTGAGCGTCCTAATCAAAAAGTATCTGTCGTATCAAGTGGTTCTGTTGGATTAGATAATGCTTTAGGGGTTGGTGGATATCCAAAAGGACGCATTACTGAAATCTTTGGTCCTGAATCTTCAGGTAAGACAACTATAGCATTACATGCAATTGCAGAAGCGCAAAAAGAAGGTGGAACAGCGGCATTTATTGATGCAGAGCATGCACTTGACCCTATTTATGCACAGAAGTTAGGTGTTAATATTGATGAACTGCTCATGTCACAACCAGATACAGGAGAGCAAGCACTAGAGATTGCAGAAGCTCTAGTTAGAAGTGGGGCTGTAGATATCATTGTGATAGATTCTGTAGCTGCTCTAGTCCCGAAAGCGGAAATTGATGGGGACATGGGAGATTCACATGTGGGATTGCAGGCTAGATTGATGGGGCAGGCAATGAGAAAAATATCAGGAGCAATATCCAAAAATGGAGTTGTAGCAATCTTTTTAAATCAAATCAGAGAAAAAGTTGGTGTTTCTTTTGGGAGTCCTGAGACAACACCGGGTGGTAGGGCGTTAAAATTCTATTCAACAATTCGACTAGATGTACGTCGAGGAGAACAGTTGAAAGGAAAAGAGAGTGACATTTTAGGGAATAAAACAAAAGTGAAAGTAGTAAAAAATAAAGTTGCTCCACCATTTAAAAACATTGACTTTGACATCTTATACGGAGAAGGGATTTCCCTAGAGGGAGAGCTTATTGATATTGGGGTAGAGTTAGATATTGTTCAGAAAAGTGGTGCATGGTACTCGTATCAAGAAGAACGTCTTGGGCAGGGTAGAGACAATGCTAAGCAATTCCTGAAAGAAAATGAAAATATACGTAATTCTGTTCGAAATGAAATTTATGAATACTATTCTCCAAAAGAAGAATCTATTATTGTGGAAGAGGAGCTTATAAAAGAAAATGAGCCCATCACTTTAAAAGAATCTGAATAAGGATATATAAAGAGAATTGTAAAATAAAATACAATTTATGGACATTTTAAAAGTTGGGACACCTAGTTATTAATACTGGGTGTTTTTTTTATTTGCTCATAAATCTACTGTCAAAGTAGAACTTGTCCATTAAGTTATTTACAATCCCTTTGAAATAAGCGAATTTACCCATCGATAAACTGTTTGAACATACCTGTTAATCCAACATGGTTATTTTCTTTACGTTTAGAAATATTGTGGATGTCTCTAAATCTATCGATGTAGTCATATACCATAGTTTTAAATGTATTAGTGAAGTATCCAATTGGATTTTTCATAAGTGTTCCATTCTTTTCAAATTCATGCGTTTTAGAGAATAAAGCAACAGATGCATTCGCAAGGATATTGTTAAATACATCCTTGTCAGATAGTAAACTAAACTTCTTAGCAGCCTTTTTAGCAATATTTACAGCATTGTGGAAGGATTCGTTAATAACTTTTGAACCAAATGCAGTTGCTAATTTCATACGCATAGATTGTGGAACACGATAGTCGATAAAATCATTATCATTGACAGTAGATTGAAACTCGTTTCTATTACGTATATTTATATCTTTTATATTTTGTTTTAAGGTTTTAGTAGTTGTTTTATTGGTGTGACATTTTTCTTCATTTTTAATAGGTGCTTGTGTGACAAGCTGTTCCTCCACAATCATTGGCTGGATAACAATAGCATTACTTGTTTGTCTCATATCGCTTTTACGCTTCATTTCTAGTTGTTTAATAATACCTAAAGACTCTAAGTGAAGGCATACTCTAATAACCGTTCTACGGCTAATATTGAGGTCTTCAGCGATGTGTTTTTTTGTTCTGAATGATACACCAAAGAACTTAGAAGAATAGTTGTGTAATTTATTTAATACAGCCAATTGAGTTTTATTTAACTGATCTACGAATTTTTCTTTGTATGCACGAACAGTCTTGTTTAATTCATCGACTGTTTTAAATGTTGCTAGGTTATCATATGTTTCATTGCCTGCAATAATTGTAATGTTTTTTTTCTTTTCCAT